GGCGGCCATCAGATGTCGCTCAATATCGCAGCCGGTCTTGGCCTCGGCGGCAACGAATCGTATCCGGACCTGTTCCAGCCGTTCGGCGGATTCCCTGATGGTGTCGAAGTGAAGAATGGCCATATCACGATGCCCGAGCTGGTCGGGATCGGTTTTGAAGGGAAGGCCAACCTGTACAGCGAGATGCGCGCACTGAGCAGCTGATGCGAATTCGGCGCCGAACAGCGAACGCCGGCGCCGGTTTTCTGGTCAAATGGCGTTGCCACGACTTTGGGTGACAACGCATGCCGACATTCATCACACACCGCAATACCAGGATCGTCACTCTGGAGCAGGACGAAACCATCCTGCAGCAATGTCAGGCCGGGGACATCGCCATCGTGTGCGACGCCAGCGGCTGGTGGACCGACTTCGTCGGCGAGAACGGGGAAGTCGAGCGTTATGACGCGCCGTTCGATAGTTATAACAAGGCGCTGTGGGCCGCCAAGGCCGCGGCTGAATTTAGCGGGGAATGAGTCGACGTGCGCTCGCCGGTTCGCGGCACGCCTTGCCAATTTCTCGTGCCTTGATTTTAGTCAATGCTGCAGAGCCGTTGCAAATCAACAGCTTGCAACCTCTTACTCGTACTTATCCACAACATTAACCACAGCAACTGTGTGCAACTTATCTGTAACGCGCCAAATGGATCGTTAACTCACGCCACTTGGTTTGAAAAGCGCGAAATTCCACGAAATCGAAGCCGGAAGCGCTTCAAAACAGCCGGCTTAAACGGCCTTTAAAGCCCCTCGATTCCGTCGAAGAGGCCGCCCGAGCTGCCCGGCTCCCAGTTCATTATTACCAACTCCTTGCTCGTCTGCGCGCCGCCGTGGACGTTGGCTACGGCGTACTTTATGTCCAGGCCGAGCATATGAAATCCGTCAAACGCCTGCCGGATGTCGGGGTGGTCGTTGATGCTTACCATGACCTTGCCCTTGCAGCTGCCCATCAGTTCGGCCAGGCGCTGGTAGTGCTCGAAGCCAAAGTCGACGCCGTATCCTTCGGTCTCCCAGTAAGGTGGGTCGCAATAAAAGAAGGTGTGTGGTCGATCGTACCGTTTCATGCACTCCTGCCACGGCAGATTCTCGACATAGGTTCCGGACATTCGCAGGTGCGCAGAGCTTAAATTTTCCTCTATGCGGCATAGGTTGATCGCCGGGCCGGTCGTGGCGGTCCCGAAGCTTTGGCCGGTGACTTTTCCGCCGAATGCATGCTGCTGCAAAAAATAGAATCTCGCCGCTCGCTGTATGTCCGTCAGCGTCTCGGGCCGAGTAAGCTGCTGCCATTTGAATATCTGCCGGCTGCTGATCGCCCATTTGAACTGCCTTACAAACTCTTCCAGATGATGCTGAACGACGCGATACAGATTCACCAGCTCGCCGTTGATGTCATTCAGAACTTCCGTCTGGGCCGGAACCGGTCTTAGAAAATACAGCGCGGCACCACCACAAAACACTTCAACATAGCACTCATGGGGCGGGAAGAGTGGAATCAGCTTGTCAGCGAGCCGACGCTTTCCGCCCAACCAAGGGACGATCGGACTGTTGTCCATTTGAGACTCCTGAAACAGACGCTCGCTGGCGCTCTGGTTCGGGACTCGCGGCCCTCAATTGATTCATTGCTCCGCATCGCGGGCATTTGATAGTGAGGCACTGAAAGATACCTACACCAAGTTTCTTGCTGCATTGGCCGCAGCGTATTTCCTGCATCGCAACTTCCCCGTGATAAACTGCGCCCGCCTCCGATCGGGGTGGCAGGGCCTTGGCGAAGCATGCAGTTACGGCTGCGTGCCGAGCGGCTGGTCAGGTGTTAGCGCATCTGACTGGTCGCCCTGTCTTTTTTACTGATTGACCTGCGCTCCGTCCGGTGGCCGAAGATGGTGCAAGGTAGGATCGGGAGCATCAAGCATGTTCACTTCCAGCCAGCGCGTTTCATCGAGGCGCCAGCCGTCTTCAGGTGAGACCTTTACTTCTTCGATCGCGAGCCGGAATTTCCAGATTCGCCAGCCGCCGTCACCGCGAAGCAGTACGATACGATATGCGCGGCCAAATTTATATCGCTCCAACCGTTGTGTCACCAGCAGCTCGCGCGGCCGATCTTTGAAATAGAGCCATGCCCATGTTAGGTTGTAAAAGCAATCGCGCACCACGGCGAAAACGTAGATGCCCCTGCCGTACCGTTGTGCTTCGTCAGTCAGCAATCCCGCATTCAGCAACTTCTTGAGATGCATCGCAGCGAGGAAGTCTCGCCACAATGGCAGGGCCAGCCAGCGCATGAAAGAACGTATTACGGTTGGCTTATCGCTCATGATGCAAAAACTTCGCGGAAAGCCGTTTGCACATTCGCCGGCGCCCCATCTGCAATCTCGCGATAGCGCGCCATGATTGCCGCTTTCATGGCGTCGTATGTCGTCGCTGCCAGGAAAGCCGGCAGGACCGTGATTTCTTTCAGCGCCGCGCGAGCCAGAGCAACGGCAGTTGCGGTTTCTTCATCGCCGGCTTCTCTTGCGTCGAAGCCAATGCCGGCTAATGCGGTCAAGATCGGAGCGCGCTCTTTACGCACCTCGTCAATCGCTGCCAATTTTGTCTGTTCCAGTATGTATTCGGCAGACGACAGGCGCGCGATTTCGGCACCGATCGCATCGTCGGAGGGCTGTTGTGCTGTATTGGCATCATCCCAAACGACGACGGACGTAACGGCTCCGCTTTCCGTATCGGTCGTATCGACAACGGAAAATAACGCGCCGGGGCGCAGCGACATGATCGCTTTAACGATATCAGCGTGTTCCATTATTCAATCTCCAAAAGAAGCATGTAGCGTTCGTATGTGACAGTTGATACAGAAGCTGTCCCCGCCGAACCGCACGCCAAGACAAGTCCATAAGTCAGTTCACCCGTTGTTGCTGGGTTGTCAATGAAGATTCCAGATATATATGCGTAAACGGTCGGAGCCGCCAAGTTGGACAGCCCTTGTGTGTGATCGCCGCCTAGTTGCGTGCCGTCCCGGTTCAGTGTTGCGTAAACAATTGCATTGCTGCCGCCCGCGACGCCATTCGCACCGATACCAAACAGGACGAGAACGCGACTAGAGTTGGACTTCGGCGTTATTTTCGGTGCCATGACCGTGATGCCACTGGTAGTGGTCACGTTATCGTTTGCCCGCATGTAAACGACCTGCTTAATTTTCCCGACAGCGCCCCACAGGCCGCCGATGAATGCTTCGAGAACGCCCAGCTCGGTATTAATTCGCACCCCCCTCGCCGGACGCTGGGCAGTCGTGCCGCCTGGCATGGTTGCGGCCCCCGTCGCGCCGCCGATGACATCGACGACTTGAGACGGGACGAGCGACGCAAGGTTGAAGTGCCCGAGCGCAGGGACATACGTTGCGGTGGCGATGGCGCTGGCTGGTAAATCCCCATCAGCCAGCGCCACATCGATGTTGTTGTTGAGCGCAACCGGACCGCCACCGGCGTCGAGCGTTGATGCTCCAGTGTTTGCATCGCCGACGCGGAACCGAACAGTAAAACTGTCGCCATATGCTGTGATTGGCGGGTCGAGCGCGACGACATAGGCATTCGCTGCGCCGGTGTCGAGACAAAAATTGCCGGATTGCACGTCGATCATCGTCTTGATCGCGTCGCGCAACTGGGTCTTTTTTGTCTCGTCCGCTACCTGGCCGCCTTCAGCCTGCACCGCAAGAATTTCGTCAACCACTGCATTCATCGTCTCCGATGGAATGATCGAAGCCTCTCGCACGCCTGGCACGCCATCGTCAAACTTCCCGTTATACAAATCCAGCGTAGTCGCCTGGCTCAATGGGTAATCCATCAGCTTGCTCCGTAATTAAAGATAACCGTGTTATGTCCTGGCTTCAGCTTTGCGATCCGGCACTCCAAAACAGCATCGCCGCCGTACTTGAAGCGTGTTCCGAATCGGTCTCCGAAACGTGCATTGGCGATACGCGCCCCCGGCAGATTTAACTGCCAGGCAAATTGCCATTCTTTTTTCCCGAATCGTTCACCGAAACGGCGTCGACTGAATCGCGCTGCAGTGAACTCTGTCATTGTTGCGGCCGCATAGCCCAGTGATGCGCAGAGATCGATGTAATACTGGACAGTAGCGTTACCCACTGAAGTCAGCTTGGCTACCACCGCTACTCTGCGTTCTGACGTCGTTCCTTCTTCCAATGAGCAGCCATCTGGCAAACCGGCGAAAGACTCCCAGTCAGGCAATTGCTCTAGTGCCCCGCGCGGGTCCATTTCGTTGAGCAGATCCGTTGCGCGCCGATGCACCAAGACGAATACACCGACCAGACCACGCAACAACTTCGACAGTGTTGAACCAAGCGTTCTCGGGATTGCGATCCCGCGCGGCAGCAGCTTTTGAAACGGCTGCAGGTAGGCGTCTTTGGTCGGCTCGATCATAGTGCCGCGAATGTGAGCGTTCCCGGCACAAGCAACTGATTCGACAGCACGACTGGATCAGCCACGGGAAGATCGACCTTATGATCGAATTCGCCATCCGCTAACGAAATTCCTTCATCGACGTGTGACAGGACAATGGTCACGCCGAGGTCGGATTCTCGCTTGATGAGATCATTGATCTCGGCAGTCACCTTGTTCTGAACAGCGACGGTATTCGGAGACAGGCGAATGGTCATATCGTACGGCAGCGGATCCGGCGCGTAGACATTCACCTCGGCACCGGCCGGCTTGCGTTTCTTGTCGCGGATGTAGGTCTGCACATCAGCGATGGCCTGAGCATTTGGAATAATGTCGGGATCGTTGTCCCGTACAAAAAACACAGCGACGGTGCCCGCGCCGTCACGGTTGTCATAGGCCCATGCACGCGTTACGCCGGGCACTTCAAGGGCAAGTTCCTCATAATAAGTAAGGGAGGTGCCATTGCTGCGCCGTTGCACGTGGAGTTTCCAGCGAACGCTAAAATCCTCTTCTGTCTCGGCATCTGTGCCGTTGGTGATACCGTCAGCGGTAACAGTCGTCGTGCCATTGATGCCGGCGACTGGCGATATCAACGTCAGCTTTTCGCCGGCAGCGAGATTGCCCGCGATACCTGGTTCGGTCGCTTTCACCTGTACGGTGGCCACGCCCGCTACGATCGTTGCGTCGGCTTGCGTCTCGTAAGTATTGCCAGACCGATGACTGAGCAGTGTTCCTTGCGGCAGAACATAGTCATCGGTGCCGGTGAGAGCCGTAGCGCCCGACGCGAAGTCGGCTGCTTTTGGTGTGAACCCGCTCCACCAGCTCGCCCATTTCAGTAACCAAACGCCTTTTGCCGACCACGGAAATGCATTGTCCATGTAGCGACGCAGGAAGCCGAACATCAGGAACGCCAGCCCCGCCACCGCCCGCGCCAGCGCGCGCAAAAAAGAGCGGCGCAGCAGCGGCTTCTCGCCTTGCAGCTCGGCGTCGATGTCGGCATCTGCCTGCTGGATCAGTTCTTTGAGCGATGGTGTGGAAAACGACATGGTTGCCTATGGATGCGGATTACTTGTCACTGCCGTATTTCAAACTGATATTGAAGGGCCGTCGATTCAACTCCTTTAATAACGACCTTTAAGCCGAGTATCCCGGTGCGGGGAACACTGGCGGTGACGATGACGTCCGTGGCCACACCGTCGTCGATCAGCCAAGCGAGTGCCTCTTCTGCATATTCCTGCGCCTTCTGCATTACGGAAGAAAGCTGCTTTGATCGGGCCAGCAGCCACAGCCGGCTGCCAAAGCGATCGCGCTCGACCTCGGCGAATTCGTCGGCCCAGTAGCCGCGTCTGTCAGTCGAATTTTCATCCGGAAGTACGTCGTCATCGTTGGCGCGCGCATCGGTGAACAGCGAGAGCAGGACGTCGGTGTACAAGCCGTCGTCGCGCAACAGATCCGATTCATCGAACGTGAGATCGAACCCTTGTCCATCCGGTAGCATCTGAATGCCGATATCGCTCATCACATGTCCTGATTCGGCGAGTCGGTCGGACCGCCATTGTCGTTTTCGTTATGGTCGTGGTTGTTGTGTATGGTGCGCATGCCGGCCATGCTCTTGGTGCCGCCGGCGTCGCTGATATCGCCATCCGCCACGATATTGCCGCCGACTTTCAAATTGCCGGTCATTTCAACGTCCGGACAGGTGACGGTGACCTTTGTGCCGCATACGACTTCGATCTTGCGGCCGCGCCCCAGCTTGATGAAATCGCCTTCGTCGGTGTACATCGCCACTTCGCCAGTTTCGAGACTCCTGAGGCGGAATTCCCGATTGCCAACACAGACGGCAATGCCGTGGTCACGGTTGCCGGCGACAGACACGAACACACCCTCTGCGCCAGGATGCGGCCGGCTGGTATAACCATAGCTCTCGAAATGTTCAACGTCGTCGCGGACCTCGCCGTCTAGCAGCTCGACTTGAACTGTCTGCACGCCACCGTCGCTATTCACCAACGACACGACGCAACGTGCAATCATCAGCCGCAATTCGCGACGTAGCGGCGCCAGCATTTTTTCAACCATGCGTTGCATCAATCGACTCCGAGATCGTTTTGATAAAAGGAGGGAATGTCGCCTTTCTTTTTCTTTTCGCGCCGGGTTTTGTCGTTCAGCCGTCTCGACAAACGTGACCGCCCAACGCCACGCACCAGATCGAATGCATCGGGCAGCACAATTTCCAACTCCGTCAGCGTGCCGCCCTCGCCATCCAGCGAATACGTAACTGCCGCGATCAGCATTTCATCATTCAGGTCAAGAAACGGACTGTCGACGTCGATCAGCTTGTTCGGCAACCATAGGCCGGCGTCGTGCGTCCACCCTTGCACCGTCAGCGTCGCCCGGCAACCGCGTGCAAAGCGCACGTTCTTTTCCCATACAGCGCGGTCATGCAGGGACGCACCGCTGCCGGCGTCCTGGGAGACAATCACCAATGGCCGATGACGCGGCACCGACTGATCCATCACCGTGTATTTCACCTGCGCCGATTGTTTACCGTTGAATTCATCTGTCCCCGGCGCCTGCCCCTTGATCGTGTACTCGGAATACCGATCCTTCATGCTGAATCGCCCGGACGCCGCAAGAATATTTGCTCCTTGTACAAGCCGAGTCGTGATCTTGTCGCTCATGAGGTCCGATAGGCTCGCGTTGTCGACGGCCATCGATTTGAAACGCGCCGGCGCCGCCCGAGTGATTACCAAGTTGCCATTCGCATCGGATATCAGTAGAACTGCGCGCAATCGCGCCGCCCGTTCAATGCACTCGAATGCCGTTTCCCCTTGTTGGATGTTGAAGCTTGAAAAGGAAGCGCCTGGATCGCTTTCCACGACCACAGTGATACCAAAATCCTTACAGAGATCGGCGGCTATTTGCGGCAGCGTGCGATTGAACCACTGGCCGCTCTTATAAACCGCCGAACAGTCCACTAGGTCAGCGGTCTTGCAGCGGCCACACACCTGCACGGTGTGCATGCCGTTTCCATAGCGTGGATTCACGTCATCGACATAACCGGTGATGATCGTCCGGTCGCCCAGCATCAGCTGGCAGGATTGCCCGGGCCGGATAGGGCGGACACTTTGTCCGGCCCAGCGATCAGTCACCGTCAGTTCGAAGTAGCCGGCCACCGTCTCAATGGTTCTGCGGGCTCGTAGATCCGTCCATCCTTCATAGCGCACGCCGTCGACCTTTAGCGCGATGTTCGGCTTTACATCGTTAGCCAATGAGCACCTCCAGCGGCGTTCCTGCCGGCATGAATGCCGGATGCTCGACCTGATTGCGATCGATCAGCTCGTCGACACGCGTGACGCCTCCGTAGAGCGCGTAGGCGGTTACCAGGGCCGGCTCAGATTCTTTCAATTCAACATGCTTTACGCGCGCCAGTTGCGCGCTGGCCAGCATGATGTGGCGGTTGAAAGCCGACTGCATGCGGGTAAAAGATTGGTAGGTGTCGGCCGTCATGTCGAAGCCTTCCACCTCGGCCAGCACCAGATCCGTTACCTGGTTGCGCTGGGCGATCGCCTCATCGCGGCTTGCATAATCGGCACGTGCCGATTGTCGTACCATCTGCGTCAAGTAGGCGCGCTGCGTGAAGCGATTGATGGCCTCCTGGTTCTTCTTCTGGCGCTGGCGGGAGGTGCTGTCGGTAGCCAAGATAACGGTTGACGGCGCCGGTGCCGCGCTCGATGTTCGGAAAATCGTGCTGTTCACGGCAAAGGATGCGTTCTTCGCCGAGTCGGCCACCAGCATCACTCCCTCAATCGCAGCCAGGATATTGTTTGCCAGATTGGTCGGCGTCATCACCAGCGACAGCAGGGTTGTGCGTACCTTGGCCACGCCGGCGATCGCATCGGTCAGCACAGTCAGATCCGGCGTCATCTGCAGGCGCAGCGCATCGAGCTGATCGAGAACACCGTTAAGCTGCCCGAGCGCGCTGTCGGTCACGAACTCGGGCGCTGCGTCGAGGGAAAAATCATTGCCGAAGTCCGCTATGGTCGCAGCGTCCGCCGCATCCGCCGCCAGCTCGGTTTCATCCGCAGTGTCGGAGCTGGAGGCAGGCTGAATGTCTTCACCGGACTCGACGAAGTTGACGGTGAAGCGGGCCATGCCGCCGCCGTCCCTGGATTCGCTAACACGCGCGGCGGTTACTGCTACCCGCAGTTCGCCACGATATGGATGTACCAGCGTGCCAGGCCCTTCTGTCTCCAGCGCTGCGATCATGCGGTCGCGTTGCGGCATGTAATCGTCGCCGAGCACGAAGATCGTCAGGTTGTAGGTGCGTGCTTTACGTCCGAGGTCTTCCGGGTATGGCTTCGGTCGCAATGGGTAATCGTGGACGACGACACGGCGCCCCAGTTCCTGGTCACTGCTTTCGCAATAGAAGGGCACGCCCCGGAAGCGGCCGCGCTGCAGTTGATCGCGCCAGCCCATCAGCTCGCACCCATCACATAACCGGTGTCGATGTTGACGCCTGGGCCGAGTGGCTTCACGACCTTGACCGCACTGGCGCGTCCCTGATCGTCGATCACGATTTTCAACGTGCCTTCAACGGTAGCCTTCGGCTGCTGCTGCGCCTTGTCGAGCGATGCATTGATTCTCACTGCATCTTGCGCTTCCTTGTCACCGAAAAATGCCAGGACATGGGCAATGCTGGCGCCGATGGCGTTCGATACTGCAGTGCCTTCAATGGCCTTTGAGATCACGGTGCCGATTCCATAGCCTGCCAGGCCGGCAAGACCGACCAGGCCCGCCTTGCCGGCCATGCCTGCGACGGAACCAAGCGCACCTACTGCGGCCGTTCTGCCACCGCCGGTTGCAATGCTCGCCAATCCGGCGGCGCCGGCGGCGGCCGCCAAGGCAGTCAAAGCCGTAGTCGCGGCCGTGGTCGCCATTGTCAAACCAGGATATTTCCGGGCCATCTCGGTCATGCCATCGGCGACCCGGCCGATAGCCGGCGCCATCTTTTCAAACAGGGCCTGTTCTGAAAACAGCTTTTCATTACCGAGTTGCTGCGTTTTGAACGAGGCAGTGGTTTTGATAAGCGCGGCATTACTGGTGACCGAGTTGTTATCGGCCAGTGACTTTTTCTCGACATCCTTCATGTATTGCGGGTTGGCTAACAAAGGCATCAATGCCATCAATGCCTGTCGGTCCTGGATCAAAGTGCCGGCACCTTTCCCCTGAACGATGTTCGCCATGTCTTCATACATCGCTCGCTTTTCGTCGTTATTCTTGCTGCCTGCAGCCCTGGACGACACCGCATTGAACAAGGGATCCCTGCGCACTTCCTTTTGAATGAGATTGACGAAGGCGTCCACGGCGTCGACACCATTTTTCCGGTTTTCAGCCAGGTAACTCGGCATATCGATGCCCAGCTTTTTTGCGTCCTTTGCGGTGTCCGGACTGTTAATTTTCGCAAGCAGGTTGACGACATTGTTACCGGCTTCATCTTTCGATCCGGCCGCAGTAATAGCCGCTTGATCCAGAGCGACCAGCTTTGCGAATCCGGCCTGGCCGCGCATACCGAGACTGCCGGCGACCGCCATCTGTGCCGGCAGCCAACGCGCCATATCCTTGATTTCAAATCCGCCTTGCTGCCCAGCAGATGTTGCAATATTGAAGAACTTCGGAATGTCTTTTTCAGTGGCATGCATGTTTTGCATGCCGCGAACGGCGATATCGGAAAAGTTGATTGCATCCGCGCCAGATGATGTCGCGGCCAGCATGATGTCCTTCAGGATCGATTTCGCGGAGCGAACCGGTATCGTTCCGGATGCAATCATGTTATCCAGTGCGCCAGCAGCGTCATCCTGTCGACCGCCGCCATACTGCAATGACTTCTTGATACTGTCGTTCAGCTCCACCATGCCGGCTTTGCGGCCGGGCAAGTCACGATCGGCGAACGCCGTATTCGCCATTTGCGCCAGACGCAGGTCATACGCCATCGCCTGCTCGACCTTCGGCTTCACCACATAACCTGCTGCAGCGGCGCCAGCCACAACGCCGATCGCTGTACGTCTGACCATTGAAGCTTTCTGCATTCCGGTCAGGTGTCCCATCTCCAAGCGCAATTCGTGGATCTGCCCCCTGGCCGCATCAGCCGCGCGCGCCTGCTCACGCATCGAAAGCGTTCCGGAACGACGCAGCCGGTCATAAGCTGCTTCTGTGCGACGGATTTCTCGCTCGATAGAACGATTGGAGCGAATGCCAAGCGCTTCATAAGCGCGATTGAAACGAGTGGTGTCGCGAAGACTGGCGTTCGCCGTGTCACGATATGTTTTCTCGGTCTGCCTGCCTGCCCCGATGACCGCCGCCACAACAGCAGCAGTGGATTTTTCGATCTGCCTTCCCGCTTCCTTCACCGCCTTTGCCGCCGTGCTGGTCATTTTTTCGACCTGCTTGCCAGAATCCTTGACGGCCGCTCCCAGAGCGGCCGTCAATTCATTTTTCAGGCGAAGCTGGACGCTGACGATCAGGTTACTCATTGCCGTCTGCCTTGGTCAGGTTGGAAAGATAGAAGTTGAACTCGGACTTTGGCAGCGCCAGGATCTCCTGCCGCGACCATCCGGTTTTAATTGCCAGGAGCAGCACGCTCTTCAAGAAGGCTGGGTGCTGTCCTGTTCGTCTTCCCCCACGTCATCGGCCTCGCTCATTGCGTTGAGCAGGGTGTAGTAGTCCGTTTTCTTCATACGATGAAGAAGCGACGGCACGAATGGCCCCTTGAAGTCGCCAATTTGCACCAGGGCGCGGCAAAGCTGCTCGACGTTGAATGCATGGATCTGCGTCGCCTGCGCCTGCTTTTCTGCCTCGACCATGTCGAGCACGGACAGCTCGCGAACGACAAAGGTTTTTTGCACGGCGTTGTTGATGACGACGCCGTGCTTCAATGTTCCGGATACGGTATGCATGATTAGGACTCCACGCAGGTTATTCCTGCAAATTTGAGAGGGACTTCACCGTTGGTGAGCGTCGGCGGTTCAGCCAGCCAGGCACCGGAAACGGTAAATACCTTGCCGGTATCGGTTTCGAACATCACCGAGCCATCTTTGAAATCGGCGTAGTCCTGCAGGCTGGTATTGGCATCGTGTGGCACCGTACATTCGATTTCCGGTGCCACGGTCGATTCGGTAAAGCCGGCGACGCCCGTGTCGGCAAGCACGGTATCGCGCTTGACGCCGCCAAAAGTTAGTTTTGCGCCGGGCTTGGATGTCAGAAGGTTGCCCTTCAGATAAATCCGCGCACGGCCTGTTACTTGTCCCATAAAAGCTCCTGATTAAAGAATGAACTGCACGGCCGCCGCAAACACGCGAAACTGGTTGATCACGTCCGGCGGGATCACCGCATTGACACGGTTCTGGTCGGATGTCGAGCGCACTACCAGCAGATCGCTCTTGAACTGCTCGAAGCCTTCAACCTGGCCTGCCGTTTCCAGATCCTTGAACAGACCGAGCAACTCCCCGCGAATAATGCGTGGCGTCACGATCGGTTGACCAGGTGCGAAATTGGTGCCGTCGTCCGCCAGCTTGTAACGCGGGTAGCGCAGGGCAATCCGGGCGCGTACCGCGTAGCGGATGTAATCGACCGTCCATTTCGTTTCCAAGTCCAGAAAGCTCACGTCCTCGATGCCCTGGGCGTTGGTCTGGTACGTCGTCACCACACGCTCGATCAGCACGCGGCCGCCGGCGTCGACTGTGAACGTGGCAATGCCCGATTTGAGCAGCAGATCGCGCTCCGGCTGGCTGAACCGATCGGCCACAGCCGGCGCCAGCACCGTGGTCAGTCCAAGCGTCTGGAACGGCCGTGCCGGATCAATGCTGCCGCTGCCTTCGCATACCGCCGCGAGCGCAGCCGCCCAGCGCCACGGCGGCGTCGGCGATCCTTTCACGCCCATCACGCTGCTTTGCACGCTGTTGCGGGCATCGCCGTAAGTGGTCAGCGCGGTGTGCGTTCCGGACAACGCGGCGAACAGGTGGCCGGTCTGCTGCAGCATCGGGCCCCAGCGCGTCCCCAGTTCGTTTTCAAATGCCGTCATGTTGGCAGCATCGGTGTATGGCATCACGATCGAATAGAACTGCTCGCCGGCGATCGCTGCCAGCACATCGGTAATGTCCGGGTTGCCGGCGCCGGCGGCCATGCCGACAATCGCCAGAGTCACGCCGGACGGCGCCGCTTCGTCCGCGTAATAGCCGACACGGATATCGATCGTGTTGCCGTTTTCGCCCTTGTTGCGAGCCGTGACCGTGACGACGCCGGCGGCCGCTGCGGCGGTAACCGGCAGATCGGCATCCGCCGTGATCGCCGTGGTGATTGCGGTGGCGATCGTGTCGGCACTGGCGGCAGCAGCGACGCCGATCGACAGCTTCTTGCCGCCGATGTACAGCGGAATCACGCCCGCTGCCGGCGAACTGACCGTGACGGTAATGGTGCCGGTCGCGGCCGCACCGGCGCCATCGTCGTCCTGGGCGACGATCCACATGTCTGCGTTAGGGTTTTCACCCTTGGCGTTTTCGACCATCAGCGCGAGCTGCGAGCCACGGCCAGCATATTGCTGGGCTTGGGCGGCGGTCGTGACGCGGGTCGGCGTCAGTGCTGCGAGCGTTCCGGCCGCCAGCTTCTGTCCGATGACGAGCAGCTTATGCACCTGGTTCGGCAGGCCGCTGACGGCCTTGCTGTTATCGATCTCGATGTACTGACCCGGCGTGCGGATGTCGATCGGGATCGCGTTGAAACTTACGTTGTCCGGCATGGTGGCTCCTGGTTATGCGCCGGCGGGCGGCGCGGTGTCTTTTCCGGTTGGCTCCTGGCGCCGCTTTGCATCGGCTTCAAGTGCCTTTTCAGCCGCTTTTTTGCCTTTGTTGAAATCGGCTTCGGAAATCTTTTCGGCATCCTTATCGGCGATGCGGCGTGCCCAGTACGAATTCTTTTCGACGGCAGCACCGAATGCCGGTACCGGCGCGCCAGAAAGGTCGCGCAAGGTGACGCCGGACTTCGGCTTGATATACATGGTCGGCATCATTGGTCCAGAGTGATGGTTGATTGCAGGTCCGGCGTGCCGCCGGCCGTATCTTTCGGTTCGGCGAGCCAGCCCTGGCGCACGGCGTCGCTGGCGAACGGCTCGACGTCGTAGTCGACGGCCATCGTCATGAAATCGGCCAGGTTCTGTTCGATTGATGCCAGGTTCTGTTCGTCAGCCGGATTCAGCAGACACGCCTTGCCGGAAACCTTCATTGACATGGCGAACAGCCCGTTGTTGATGAATGGCCGATCCTCGAAGTTATCGAGCGGCACCGCACGGTCTACCGTCCAGTTGATGCCGCCCGCGTTGGCGCCGTCGATCAACGACGCGGCCGCGTCCACCATTTCCAACAGGCCGATCATGATGCCGTCACCGCGCTGCGCGTCTTTCGCGCCGCGTGCGTTCTTCGCGATCAGCAGCAACGCCATGCTGGGCACCACAACGCGATTGCCGTTGTTGTCACCAAAGCCGCCGGCGTCGACATAGATCGCCGGCGCATCGGTTGCAAACTTCTGCAGCAAAATCTGGATGGGCACTGTGGGCAGCACATCGATGACGCGCAGCTTTTTGGCCAGCGGCGAAGATTTGATCAGTGCGATCAGTCCATCCTGGGCTTCGGCCAGCATCAGATGAATCCTTTCGCCCGATCGCGGTTGAACACCGTTTCTGCGGAGTGGATCTCCGCGCCGTTCGCGGTTTCAGGCGCCACGCCAACCGGATCTAAGCCGATCGTCACCGTGCCGGCCGCTGCCATGCCCAGCCACTTCAGTGAGGCGTTGTAGGCTTGCGTCATGCGCTCGGTGACCTGATCCTTGTTCAGGTTGTAGCGTGCCAGGTCGCACACGGTGCGCTTGATGATGTCCGGCACCGAAGCCAGCGGCATGCCGTAGCGCGCGGCCAGATAGCTGTGGATCGTGTCGGTCGCATCCTTCAGCGCCACATCGATCACGGCGATCGCGCTGTTGGCGGCCGCGATCTGGTCGGCGGTGAAGTCGTCCAGTGCGGCGGCGGTGGCCACCGCCGTCAGCAGCTCCGGCGTGACGACGCGCGGGATGCCGCGATCGGCCACTTGCGCCAGTTCTTCGGCGCTGAAGCGGTCGATCATGTCGGCGGCGGTAGCGTAGGTCATGGTCGATATCCGTCTGACTGCTTACTTCTTGGCCGGATCGGCTGCGGTGGTGTCAGCAATCTCGATTTCGGCCTCGGTACAGAACAGCATTGGCTCGCTGGCCAACATCTTCATCTTTTCCATGCCATCCTTGCCTTCGAAATCGGAAGCCGGAAGGTCTTTCGGTTCGCGGGTAAAGGTGTAGCCGGCACGACGAAAGCTCTCCGTCTTGGCGACGACGCGCAGCACGAGTGCGGTCTTTTTTCCTGCCATGTTGATTCTCCTGGTGAATAGATCGGTAATGCGGTGTTGAATCCTTGGCCACCGGCCGCTTCCGCCACTGCGGAAGCGGCACTACGGCTCAGGGGCGGAGGTGTTCCTTATGCCAGCCAGCTCGTCACCAGCAGCTTCGCGGTGTTGCGATAGACGTTGGTTGCGCCGTTTGCCAGACGTTCCGCCTGCAGCACATTCAGCGCAGCCTGCTCATTGGCGGGCGTGGTCACCAGCAGCGTCGGGCGGATGCCCAGCGGCTTGCCGTTGTCGCCCTTGATATTCATCATCGCGGTGCGTGCAGCAGCGTAGGCGGTCGCGTCGAGCGCCTGCTTTGACCCATAGGCAAGCTGCCAGAGACCGAAACCGACATTGCTGCGTGCATCGACGCCGTAGCGGAACTGTTTGCGGGTAAAGACGCTTTCATCGTCGTCCTTGTCCATCGCGACAAACTTGTAATCCTTGCGTACCTGGTAGATCAGCGGCTTGATCGCGCGGGTATCGTCCATCAGGAACCACGGCTCGCCGGCGCCGCCACCGAAGTTGGAGACCGACGTTACCGTCTCGCCGCTCAGCACCGGATGGTCGGTGTCGAAGAAGTACTGGCCGTCGTAGCAGGTCTTGGAAAATCCTTGTTTCAGCAGTTCGAAGATCAGTTCATCGGGATGCTGCTTCGCCGACAAGCCGAGCTGTTGAATAATCGGCGTGTAAATACCGAGCTTGTCATCGTCGATATCGTCCCGGTCGACGCCGACGGTGTTTTCCCAAGGCTTGTTCTTGAGCGTGTAATCGGAGGAAGCCAGGTTCTGGATCACGCGATCGCCGATCCATTCGCGGAATGCACTGATGTTTTTCAGCCATCCGTATTGCTCCTGCGACGTAGTAGACGGCACGCGCATCGCAATCTTGTTCCAGTCGGTCGGTGCGCCGTCGAATGCCTGCTGGAACACGGTATTGAAGCCGGTGAACATCGCGGACAGGTTCTGCCGGTTGATGATCATGCCGCCAAAGCCGACCAGGCTCAGCGCACCGTGTTGATGGGCGAAATCCGGCATTGTCAGCGCCGGATGCGCGAGCGCCGGCGTTACCGCAGTAAAGCAGGCGACGATCGCCAGGCAGGCAAGCACTATCACCATGCCCCATTTAAGAACCTTGTTTGTCATATCGATCTCCAGTGGTGGATGTGAATTAAACGGGTATTACGAAAGAGTGAAAAAGCCGCCGGGTCAGAACTCGACCCAGACGCCGTCGGCGTCCACGTCGCGCACCTTGCCTGCGATCGAGCGGGTACTCGTACCGTCTGTCTTGGCCACCGTCTGGTCATCAACGATGTAGCAGTCGTTACCGACGTCCGCCAGCGTGATGGCGTCGGCCGACGCCGAGTTGGCCAGGCGGTAGCAGCCACGCGCCACCTTGATGGTCACGTCGCCGTTGGCACCGGCCGAGTTGTCGACCGTTTCCTGGGCAATGCCGACCGCCGCCAGGGTGGTTGACGTTGCGCCCTTGGTGGCATAGCCGCCGGCATTGATGGCGGCGATGGTGCCGGCGAAGATCTTGGTAGCGGCCGCGACCGGCAAGCCGAAATCCTTGCCGTCGCGGGACTTGGTATTGCGGTCCGTGGTTGCTGCGGTCATCTACTTCTCCTGTTGAGTTGAGCGGGTATTGCTGCGATGCTGCTTGCCTGGTGCCGGTCAGTGCGAGGCGGCAAGGCTTTTCTTGTAGTCTTCCTGCGCCAGTCCGAGCTGCTTGCATACCGCCATCTGCTCGTCGGAGAGTTCGCCGTTTTCCTTAACCACCTGGCGGCCGTTGGTCTGCGTATTGGTCAGCGCGGCGATCGCCGGGGTTTTCTCGATGTAGACCTTCAGACTGGCGATGTCCTTGGTGCCGAGGTCACGCGCCCACTGTTCCTGTGCGGGCAGCAGCTTGCCGGCCGTGAACCCGGCGGCGATCACGCTGTCCAGCTCGGAGCCGTTGACCTTGCTGCTCAACTCGGCGATCTGCGTTTTCATCGCTTCCACGGCGGCGATCGGCATGTACTTGGTCGGGTCGGCCGGCGTCGATTTGAGTGCCGCCACCTGCGTGCTCAAGCCATCTACCTGGTCGGCTTTGGCTTTCAATGCCGTCACGGCCGCTTCGATCTCGGTGTCGGCAGTGGCCGGAACGGTTTCCGCAGCGGCCCATGCCAGCCCGAGCAGGCGGGCGAGTAATTTTTTATCCATCTGGTGCTCCTGTGTGTATTGGTGGAAGGTGTCTCGCGGGAGGTAGCGCATTGCGGCTTGGCTTGCGAGCTCTGCCATGCCGTCTATACCGGGGTTGTTGGTGAGTGCCGCATGCAGGATCTTCAGCACGGCGCCAGACGTTTTGTCGTAGAGGAAAACTGGGGAGAAATACTTGTATTCGTCACCGTCGATCATCTGACGGGCGCGAGCAGTCCATGTGGCATCGGTCGCGAAAAGACCTTTACCGTCGATGAACGTCATCGCCTTCCACCAGCCGGACGCCGGCGCCGGCTGGCCGTTCTTCTCCGTCATCAGCGTCTGGTGCTCATAGTCAATGACGAATTTGGTTACTTGCGCATTGGCTTCAGCAATGACGTTCGCCGCATCTTCTGCAGTCAGACGCCAGCTGCCCGCAGCAACGTCGGTCGGGCGACCGTCACGCGAACGAAAGACACCCGCTGGCAACAACTGGATGTCATTGCCGGGAATGATTTGGAAGGTGCAGACGCCGATTGCGGTATTCATGCATGACAGTGTCACGCGCGCCGCGTATTGCCTCTATTAAACCCGTTTAGAAATTCAGGAAGGTGAGACGGAAGGAAAGATCAGCCGAGCTTGCGCCGCATGTAGGAGATGATCTCTTCGTCGAACACGCGCAGATCGTCATTGTTCACGCCGAGGAAAGTGCGGGCCGGCAGTTGGACGCGGTGGCCCTTGCCGGCCTCGCCGCCGAGCTGGTGAATTCTCGCATAGATCCGGTTGGATCCAAACGTGAAGCCCTGGTTGTCTTCGTAGTGTTCGTACAGGTCGCGCAGCAGCAGGGTCTCGCCATGCAGCACTTTCTTGATCTTGAACTTCCTGGTGCTCTTGGCGTTTGCCTGCCAGCGCACGCCGTCGGGCGAGGTCTCGCTGTCGAAGCGCTTGCGCGTTGCCAACTCCATATGGTCGACCATTGCAACGAACGCCGGCCGCAGATCCTTGCCGGCGAGCGCAAGCCGCAACAGGCCGCGCGACGCGGTGTCCGTTACCTTGACCTCAATCCCGAATCCTGCCATGATGAATTCCTACTGATTACGCATGGTGTCCACGGTCGGACCTCCACCCCGTGCGTAACGGTCTAACGCCAGCCGGGCCGAGGCTGGCGTTTTCATTTCTGCGCCTCGCTGCGCCGATACAGCTGGATTCCCTGCCGGCTCTTCGCCAGGTAATCCATATCGCCTGTCTGATGCGAGGTAATACCAGCCCAGCCATCCAGCCCGGTCTCGAACACTGCTAGTCCGGCCGTGCCGTCTTCTAGCGCCCAGTTCGCGATGTAGCGCCGGCGCACCACATACTTCTGCTTTTCCGCGTGCCATTCCATGCGCACCCATATCTCGTCCGGATCCTTGATGGTCTCGGCCAGCATCGGCAGGTAGCGCTCGCGACCGCGTGCGATCGCCTTGTATTCGCCGCCGTGCTTGCCGCTACGGTCCAGGAACAGCTCCTTGCCGAGCTGCAGGCTTTCGTCCATCTTGTCCTGGACCACCACCGGATTGTCCATCGATGCGCCGAAGCGTCCCAGGAAGGCGTTGATATAGTCCGACTCGGTCAGCGTGCCGGCTGCGGCCGGCGGCAACAGCAGTTGCGGATCGAACGGCCGCGCTGGCAGGATCTGCGGCGCCACCGGCTGCGCGGGAATGTTGGTGGTATTGAAGATCGGATCCTTCAACGGCTGCGGCGTGCGGTTGCGCGCGACGCTGTCACACGGCCCGAACTGGAATCCGTAGTCGATACCCTTGGGCAGAATGGTGACTTCGCCAGTCTTCTTGTTCCGGTATTCATAGGTGCCATCATCTGGCGCGGTATCCGGCGCGTTCTTGCCGGCGCGCTGCAATCCCGCACTCGATAAATAGATCTTCTTGCAGCCGCACCCGTGGCCGTTCTGCGGCGTGTGCGTTGCCCACCACGGATCGTTCGTCGGCAGCGTCAGGCCGTTCCAGCTCTTGTGCAGCGGCCGGAAGTGCGGCTTGCCGGAATGGACGTACTGCGCATATGGCCGCGCCTCGCGGTAGGCTGGATCCTGCATCTGGTCTTCGCGCGCGCAGTTGTAGGTCTGCCGCATGTTGCTGTCGTAGATCAGATGCGAGCGCCAGCCGCGCGATCCCTTATAGCTCCAGCCGGTCGCGTCGACGATCTTGTCGAAATCCTTGCGAAACTCCTGCAGCGACGTGCCCAGCTCGATCGCCTTGTCGATCGCTTCGCGGAAGCTCTCGACAATCGCCATCTTGTTGGCGCCGGCGACGACGAATGCCGCCTGGTGCTGGCGGCCGACGATATCGTCCCAGGCATTGGTCGGCAGCGAGACCTTGGACCGGAAAAACGCCAGCGCCTTTTCCATCGGCAACCATTGATAGTTGGGTTGGATGAGGGGATTGACTTGCAGCTTTGCCGGCATTTTTGTCGAAATTGAGAAAAATCAATGGTTCCTGTTGCCGGCAAACATGAATTCCACCGTTTTTAACAGGCACTTAACAGGGCTATCGGCGGTTCCGTGTGGCATGAATCGTCCAGGGGGGTAAAAAACGCCTCAAAACGCCGATTTTCAAAAAACGCCTACAACCCGTTGATTACTTCATATCGGCCGGCCGCAGCCGCGACCGACAGCGCCAGGCCGAGCACGTTGGCCAGCGGCTCCGCGTCCATCTCGCCATAGGTTTCGATCAGGCGATCGCGCAGCTGCGCCAGCGTGCCGCCGCCGTCGGCTACCTCGTCAACCAGCTTCTTGATCGGTGCGATCAGAACATCAAAGCCCTTGTCGGCCATTGCCGCCATCGCTTCGGTGTAGTGGTCGAGCGCATCCGGCTGGCTCTCCTGCAGGCCCTTGAGCGCCGCGATCGCCGCGCCCAGGTGCTGGCTGGTGGCGCTTGCCTTCGGATCCGGCGCCGGCAGAACAGGTGCGCCCGATCCGGCAGGTGCGGCAGCCGGCGCCGCCATCGGCGCCAGTACCGGCTCATCACCTTCGGGCATCGGGATGCGCAGCTTTTCATGCGCATAGCGCTCCGGAATCTTCATGCCGATACTCACCAGCTTGGGCACCGAGTCGGCGAAACTGGTCAGGTCTTCCGCTTCATATAGATCGAACGTGAAGCGAGGACAGCGGCGTGGATCCTGCGCGCCCTTGTTGATCGCAATGATCGGATAGATCAATTGCTCGGTCAGGGTATTGCCCAACGCAAGCGCATCGGCGCGCTTCAGGTCATCGCGCACATCGGCGTGTAGTGTCGCCACACCCGATCCCATGCCGGTTGCGCGCGCCTCGGACGATAGCGTCTGCCCGACGATCACCTTCGACTGAGTGCGTTCGCACCAGTCGATCATCGCCTGGAACGGGTCGTGCTGGCCTTTTGCGGCATCCTTGAAGTCGATCTCCATGCCCTGCGGGATGATGCCGGCCGCGTCGTGGCCGATGCCCATCACCGCCCGCAGCAGCGTTGCCTTTTCCTTGTCGGAAGCACCAGGCGGATATTTTCCCAGGCGCAGCGGCAGGCCGTAGATCTCCAGGAACTCGGCAAGGTCGCGCACCGAATAGTTCTTGAACAGGAACGGCCAAGCCAGCACCCGGTGCAAACCGGCGCGCGGCAAATAGCCGCTCTTGGCTTTCTGGATGTGCTTGATCCAACCGAACGACCACAGTTCCTCGCCTTCGCTGCTCGCATTGCGCAGCATCAGCTTGTCCTGATCGTCGAGCGCGACCTGAAACCAGCTCGGCGGCCGGTGGCAGATCGCCTTCGGTAGCCGTTCCTTGCCCAGCATTTGCCATTCGATCTCGCTGCAGCTGTAGCCGTGCCCCAGCGCATCCATCATGTCGAGCAAGATCGACTGGAAGTCCGGCAGGTCGAGCAGGATCTCTTTTACCCACGCGGCCTGCGCTTTCTCGGCGGCGCTTGCGTTACGCGGCGGCGTGATGTCCCAGTCGATCGACAGAACGGCGCGTTTGCGCTTGTCCATCTCGCTGAAGATGTGGCCGTCCTTTTCTTCCATGTCCTGGAACAGGTCGGACTGCGCCACCAGGTGGCCGCGCTCGGCCTGCGTGAAGATCGACGCCAGCTTGGCCGGCGTCAGGCCGCGTGATGGATGCAGTGCGTATTCGCGGTAAAGCTGACCGAGCCGCGATGTCTGCGGCTCGTCCAGGACTTGCTGTTGGATCGGGTTTCCCCATTGGTCGAGGATGGCCATTTGCTTCTCTATTAGGTGAACTGAAAAGACTGTTGAAAAGGAACGACGTTTTCCAGGGCACGCTTCACACCGCCGTTGCTCTCGAACTTCTTCCACTGTTCGAAGTGCCCCGGACAGTAATGCACATCCGGGGCGACTTCGTGCGCGTGGCTCTCGCACAGCGGTCTGTCACAGGTCTTGCCGTTACCGACTGGATAATCGCAAAGGAAGCTGCTTACCCAACCACAATTTGCGCAGTGCTTGCCGAGCTTCCCGCATAAAAACAAGCGGGAACCATCCTTCTCGACTTTTACGTAACATGACATGGTGCAAATCAGCGAGCCAGCTCACTCCTGAGCGCATAACCCATCAACGGCCAGATCTTTTGCACGGCATTCTGCCGAGCGATCTTGCGACCGATTTCGGCGTCGAAGTTTTCCGGACTGGCGCAGGCGCTTTCTCCGGTGACAGTGAAGCCGTTGCGCAACACCAGCACGCAGAACGTGAGCAGGGGCAAGCTGTACGGGGTCGATGGCTGCCCGCTCTCGGTATCCACCTCGGCGTACCGCTGATGCAATGCCAATTGGCTCATTGCCCCGACCACGCCATGCTCAGCCGTGAAGTAATGCTCCGACGCGATATTCGCCTCGATGTCCGCCGGCGTGATGCGCGGTGCTGTCTTGCCCTTGGTCTGGATTTCCTGCTCGATGCTTTGATTGTCCATATTCTGCTTTCGTTGAATGTCACCGTTAGGGCCGGTGAAATGCCCGTTCACCACGCTCCCGACACGCTCGGCACGTCATCGCCGTCATCCATGCTTTCCGACCAGCGGTCCGTCTTCGCTGGCGCCGCCGTGTATTCGATCGGTGCCGGGTCCATCACGTAGATCGCATACAGCAGCATCGCGATTGCGATCGCGGTGTCGCCGTGCCGGTTGTAGCCGTCGCTACCGCGCGAGCGGGCGTCGTCCGGCACCTTGGCCACGCCTTTTTCCATCTTCACCATGCGCTGGTCGGACAGCACGTCCGCATCCTTGGGTAGCGTCATCGTCTTGTCTTCGAATGCAGCCTTGTAGCGCGGCATGTTCTCGCGGTACCACTCGGTGGTGAGCATCACCTGCGCGATCGCGGTGGTGCCGAACTCCTGCGCGGCCACCTCGGCGAGGTACTGGCCGTTGCCGCGCGCATCAAATGCGCCGGCGCGGAATCGCGGCATGCGGCGGATGATGTAGAACACGATCTGCTTCTGTTGCTCGAACGGCACATTGCGCAGCTCCAGCACGAACGGCACATCGATATGCAGATCCTTGCGCTGCTCGCCGGACACCAGCGCGGTGATGTCGCCGGACCGGGCAAAGTCTTCGCCCAGGAAGTGATCGCAATCCGGATCAAGCCGGGTTAAAAGCGGCTTCAATATCTCTTCGCACCAGTCCGCGATCTCCGCTTCACGGATATGCTTCGGCAGCAGCGTGAACGCCTCGTCCTTGACCAGGCGAATCACCGGCCGGCCTGCCTGCATTACGCTTTCGATCATCCCCCTGGTGAGGTAGGAGCCGGATCCGGACGACGGGATCACGTCCAGTTCCTCGGCCGCGCCTTCGGCATAGAAGGCGTACATGCCCTTGGCCCATTCGTCCTCGGCCTCCTGCGTCCAGTCCCGGCCCAACGTCAGGCAGACACGCTTGTACAGTCCCTGGCGCAGCGCCTCCTTGAAATCGATCCGATGCACGCTGTATGGCCGCTTGCCGGACCGGCATTCCTGGATCAACTCATTGAAATGGTTGAGTTCGCCGTTGTGGGTCGAAATGATGCGGACCTTGCCGCCCCAGATCAGCAGCGCGATCGCCGCCTTGATCAGTTCCTGCAGGTTGTCGTGGAACGCCGCTTCGTCGATCACGACCACGCCCTGCTTGCCGCGCAGGTTCGATGGCCGTGACGACAGCGCCGTGACGCGGAAGTCGGACGCGAAGCGAATCACGAACGTCAGGATGTCTTTGTCTTCATCCTTGAAAATCTCTTCCGACATCTCGCCGGCCGCGAGCTGGTAATGCCTGGCCCAGTCGGCGACGTCGCGGATGAATTCCTTGGCCATGTCCTGGTTGTAGCCGATGTACCAGCAATCCATGCCGCCGGCTTCGCGCTCAGACGCGCCAATCAATGCGCAGTCGGATGCTTCCGCCCAAGACAGGCCGACCCGGCGCGACTTCTCGCAGATCTTCACGTCCGACTGGTCCGCTACCCATTCCTGCTGGTAGGCGATCAGAACGGCATCGATCTCACGGACCATCTGCTTCTTTATCGGCGGCGCATCTGCTGCTTCATCGACCGCAATAAGGGTGCCATGCAGTCCCTGCAGCTTCCTTGGGCTGTTGGTGTCTTTTTTCATTTCGCCTTGATGCCCAGGATCTGCGCACGGATCGTCTGCACCGCTTCAGCAGTCAGCCCGTTCTGCTTGGCTACCTTGGTGACACTTTCGGCGGCCGCCTTCACCTGGCGCTGCAGCGCCTGCCGGTTGATCTCTCGGTCCACCGCGGTCTTGTCGGCACTGGCCAGATCCTTCATGGCCTTGGACAGAAACATCAGATCTTCCGGCCCTAGCGGTTCCTCGGCATCGCCCATCGCGGATACGGAGCGAAATGCCAGCATGCGCACCAGCTCGACCACCAGCCGGCCGACGTCGCCTTCCGGCGCATCGCCGATCTGCTGCACCCAGACCTTCGCCACTTCCTGCGCCTGGCGGTAGGTCTCCATCTGCTTTTCGGCGCTTTGCTTGTAGCGGCCGACGGCCGATTTCGATGCGTCGGCGCCCATGCCCTTGATGAGCGCGACGATATCGGCGATGGTCGCCCGGTCTTCGCGGATCGCGCGATCAACCTCGGCCTTGATGGCCGGATCGAGCAGAGCGATGCTGCTGGTCTTTTTGCCGCCCATACTTATTCCGGCAGCGGCTGCTTGACGCCGGGCTGGTGCGCGCGGCCGCTGGCCACGTCGGCGCCGCGCCCGGTCAGGGTCGCAATCACGATCTCGCCGACCGTGTCGGATTTGGCCAGCCCTTGCTCGGCCAGCCAGGATAGATCGCTCTTAATGCGATCGAGCGATGCGTGATGGCCTTGGGTTTCCAGGGCGGTCTGCAGCAGGTAGGCGTTGGCCTGGTAGCCGGCGCTTTGCTGCAGCAGCCGCAGGATGACGAGGCGGCGGTCTTCGGTCTGGAGTTCGGCGAAAGTTTTGTTCATTGGCTTAGCAGGTGTTGGTTGATCAGTTCAAGTTGGCGTGACATTGCCGTCAGCGATTGCGAAATGCCATGCACGCCCGCCTGCAATCCCTGCATCTCCGCCTGCAGGCGGGAGAGTTCCGAGCTGGACGGCATGTGCATGATCTCGGTTTCGATCTTGACCAGGCGCGACTCGATCGCCGCCAGCCGCTCGCCATTGCCTTTGTCCCTGGTGCTGAAGTAGGTGAAGACAAACAGGCCGACGTTGCCCAATGTGACGCCGACCATCCACCAAAATTTCAGCGCTTCGTAATCAAGCATTTTTTCCCCTGTAACGCCGGTTTATCAATTCGTTTTCTCTCGCGCAGTCGATGCAGTGCTGCACGCCCGGCAATGCCATACGCCGTTCCTGCAGAATGTCAACGCCGCAGCCGCAGATCTCGGCCGATGCATGGCCGTTCACAAGCCGGGCGGATGCTTCCCGCGCGCTCGATCGCCGCTTCGCGCTCGGCCATTTCGAGGTCGCTGGCCATGTCTTCCAGCCGGCTCATTGCGGCACACCTAGCGGCTTGTTGCAGGCGTCGCGGGCGGTGTTGTAGAGCCGGACGACAGTGTTGTAGTCCTGCACAAGTCGTCCATCGTCTGCTGCGATGCCGAGAACAGTGTCAGCAACCGCAGGCAGGACGTCGGCTCGCGCCTCTGCGCCAGATCCGGCGATAGCGGCGGGATCTGTGGACGCGGCGCATCCGGGTATCGAACCGGCGTCGACGGGGACGCGCAGCTTGTCAGCACCAGTGCGAGCGCGGTTGCGCCAATAATCGAGCGTCTTTTCATAGTCGTTGTTCTCCTGCAGGCGTTTCGCCTGTTCAGCCTGAAACAGTGCCTCCAGCGCCTGCTCCCTGATGCGTGCCGCGTCGACGTCGGCCGCGTGCCGCGCTTCCGCGCTGGCGGTGGCCTTGGCTTCCTGCGTTTGCAGCTCGCTGATCTGCCTATTCAGACGCCAGCCGTTCACGGTCCAGCCGGCACCAGCGCCGGCGCTGGCCAGCGCGACGACGATGACGACTTTGATCAACCAGTCTTCAGGTAACGTCATTTCGCTTCCTTGTCGGTATCGCCCTGTGTGCCGGCGCCGTACTTCATTGCGATCAGCTTGCTGGCCGTAGCAGAGACGCCGACTATGCCCAGGTAGATGAGCCATATTTCCGGCGAATCCGTGCCCTGGCAGACCTTCCAGACAAAGCCGAACGTGCCGGCGCACTGCGCGACGTTGTGCCAGAACCGGGTATGCGACACCTGTTCGCCGCCTTGGCTGGTGATGAGTTCGCGCAGCAGCATCATTCGACGACGTGCTTCTGGTCCGGCGTCATACCGGCGTTCAGCCACGCCTGGACGTCGAAGCCCGGGCAGATCTTCAGCCATTCCCAGGGATCGGCGCGTCCGTTGTGGTTGGTGTCCGGCGACACGTCGCGGTGGCCGCAGACGCCGTCAAACAGCCGATCGCCGGCGCGCCTGGCGAACGCCATCGGGATCTTGAACTCGGCGCACAGCCGCGTGACCAGCGACCTCAGCGCCGTCCATTGCTTGGGCGTGAAGGCGTCGGTGCCGACCATGCAAATGCCCAGGCTGTTGGCGTTGGCATGCAACGCATGCGCGCCGATCTCTTCCGGCGCGCGGCCGGTAAAGACGGCGCCATCGGTCGTGATGACGAAGTGATAGCCGATATGCGGCAGATCCGGATTGAAGGTCTTGGCAGTGGGCGCAGTGCGCTGGAAGCCGCGCTCGGCGTGCCAGGAATCAATGACGGCAGGAGTGGATCGGAAACTCGGCGTGCCGACGGCACCGCGAACGATGGGCTGGCCGTTTGCAGTCGCGGCGCAGTGGAGGACGAGGAGGTTTATTAGTCGCATGCTGCGAGTGTGGCTCGCGCATGCATTTGGGAAATATTAAAGAGGTTTAATCATTGCAGCAGTCTGTATTTCTGGTGTGAACGACTTGCCGTTAAATTGTTTGAGTAGTGCTCTTGCAGCCCACATGCCCAGTACAAGGCCAGATAGTTTAGAGGCCTACATGGTGTCTGCTCATTTTCCTAAGCTTATTGGGTTGCAAGCAGCTTTTTGCAGTCCGCCAGATTTCTCAGATAGGAAGACTTCCTTTGATCGCGATCACGTCTGGTATCGATGCTGTCCCGCTTCGTAAACGAGAGGGAATAAAACTGAAACTCAAACGCCGCATCATGGCAGGCGGCGTATTTTTCGGCTTGCAGATTATTGAGCTCTCGGCGCTGCTCACTCCAGCTTCTCAGCATCTTGGCAAATGGCGCTGTAATGTACCTGTTTAAGCCGTCCGCATCGTCCGTTTCAATGGCAGTCCGAAGGTCTTTTTCGCCTTGTGCAATTCTTTTAACCACGGAGGCTGCATTGGCCTTGGCTTCGTTTTCTGTCCAGACAGTCGCGGCATTTGCTATCAGAGGCAGCGCAAGGATTAGGCTCAACATAAATTTTTTCATGGATTTTCCCCTAAAACAGTTTTATTTGTCGCTTGGCGATGTCGGCCGCACGCATTAGTTTGACTATCTGATAGATGTACTGAACAGCCACATTGTATTTTTTCGCAAGCTGCTCATGGTTTGTGCCGTTAAACTCCGCGTACATCTCTTTTTGCCATTGTAGCGCCTCGAAGTGAGCGCCCTTGGCGAAATAGATCAGGCTACCGCCCCAGTGCTGCCGCATGTGTTCGGCGACCTTGAAGGCGATTTCATGCGCACGGTCCGGGTCGATGCCTTCCTCCTGTAAACGCACGGCAGTTTGCTGCAGCAGATCGGCGCAGGCTTCCGGGTAGCCTTCCGGCAGCGAGCGGAGTTTGCTGTCCTTATCTGCGGCCGTGCTCATTGTTCTTTCCTCACATTGGCGACTTGCATGGCCGCTGCCTTGGCCCGGCGCCGCGCATCATATTCCAGCGCGGCGACGATCCGGTGCAGATGGTCCGGCGTGCAGAAGTCCAAGTGATCGACCTTGAACATATGCTTTGCCATGCTGTGGGCGTATTCCCAAGGCCGTTGCGTGTCGGCCAGCTGCGCCTCGATCTTCTGCATCAGCTCGCTGCGGTCGAGCTTGCGCGGCGCCTGGCTGCGGTGCTTGCCGGCGGTTTTCTTGAAACCGCTGGCACGCAGGTGGTCGAGCACCTTTTTGCGGCCGGCCCAGTCTAGATCCGTCGCCGAGTCGACGCCGCCCAGCCGGCGCAGCATCGCGCGGTAAGTATCGTCTTCCATCATCAGTTCGCGCTGGCCGATCTTGATCAGGCGAACTTCGCGTTTCTTGATGTCGTTGGCGGTTTCAGGTTTCATTTTTCGACTTCCTTCCATTCGGATAGCGCCACGCGGTGTAACACGCTTTGCACCAGTCGTTCAGTCCATCCTTGTTTCTCGTACCTTTTGCCGAATAGAAGAACTCGGTATCGGCTGGCCAGTAATCTCTGCAGCGGCCGCATCGCTTGTGGAGTTCTCCGTCTTCATAGCGGTATTTGCCGCTGGCAAGGCCTTTTCCCAGCAAGGATGGAGGTGGCGCGGCGATCTCCGGCACGTCGGTAGCTTGGATCGTCATGGCGTCGCTCCTTTGGCTACCTCGGCGTCGGCGCGGACGATCGCATCGCGAACGGCGTTGACCCATATGATGGTCAAGGAAAGCTGCAGTTCGCTTTTTCGTAGCCTGTCCAGATCGGTGAGGGGGATCATGACAGCGGCTTCGTTGTTTGTTGTTGCCTGTTTTTCGTGAAGAATATAAACGCACAGTTCGATGCATTCATTGCAGATGAATATATCTTTGGCAGGATTTACCGCGACCATGACGATGACACCCTTATGGTTTTTTCCGCAGCCGCTGCAGACGATATCGACGCTCATGCCGGCTCCTTTTCTTCGGCCGATTGAACTGATGCTTGGCCGATTCTGACCACTTCCAAGCTGATGTTGTTCTTCTCGAAATGGCGACGCAGCGCCGTAACGGAACTCCATTCGACATGCCAGAGCGTTATTTTCTTGTTGATGCGCTCCAGGTCGGCTTTCTTGCAGCGCTTGCCACCGTAAATCTGAATCACTTCCTTACGGTACTTCTCGGTGTGCAAATAACGCGCGACCGGTCGCAGGAAGCGCTTTGCCTCTTCGGCATCGCCTTTCGTCCAGTCGCCACGCCACACGCCGTTGACGTAGGTGATGATGGAATATTTCAGCTTCGCGGTACGTTCGACTCTCAGGCTGACGCGGTATCCGTCGCATAGCAGATCGACACTGCCATACGGATGGCTCAGTTCCTTGTCGATATTGGCCCATTGCTGTTTGGTGATTGCCATGTCAGCCTCTTGTCCAGTTAGCGGTGCGTTCGATATCGGCATCTATCGCTGTGCGTACTGCTTCCGGGCTAACCTCGCCAGAGAGGTTTTCAAAGACGAAATGAATTTCCTCGATCGTTCCTGTGCCGCCGGAATCATCGAGCAGGGTTGCACTGACGAGACAGTGATCGTTTTCGATGAGGTGGTTCAGGCGCAGCGTGTCCGGATGTGGCCGGTTGTGTACATCGTCCGAAGTTGTCGATATCGCTGCATTCAATGCGGTCACAATCAAGCCGGCCAGGGTGTCGTTGACGACCCTGGCGACCGGATCGCCGACGCCGTTGACGTGCGGCACGCGGGTGTCGCAAATTTCTACCCAGCGGCGGTTGTGATCTTCAAGGACTGCATAAACTGCTTTTTCTTTGAATGGCGTCGTCATTTTCTTTTCTCCTTTTTGCACTTGCGCTGCTGTTCCATGAGTTCTTGTCCGAGAATCCGTTTCATCGGATCTGTTGGCCGCTTTTCCCTAGGCTGCGGTTGGGGCCATATCCGCCGCACGGGCGTCGCCGTGGTCACGGATTACGCCTCCTTCCTGTAATCCAGTTTTTTTTCCTGGCAAAGTCCCACAAGCGCCTCGACATCAAAGTGCGGCCCAAACACACGGCAGTTCTTGTAGGCGAAGCCTTCGCGGGTACGGTGCTCCATCGACGTGATGACCAGCTTGAAGCACGTCTGCACCAGTTCGCTCGGCGTCATGTGCTCGGACAGCAGCCATTTGCGGGTTGTCTGCTGCGCCGGCTGGCCGCTGATGACGTCAGCGTCGAGATACGACGCTTGCAGATAGCAGCGGTCGCCGTCTTGGGCAACCTTGAACGCGTAGTTCCAGAAACTGACGCGGTTGACGATGATGCGCATTTTTTGCAGGTTCATGCCGTCTCCTGCTTGATGTGGTTCAGCCGAGTGGTGTCGGGGTGTGGCTCTGCAGCCGCCTTGCTCATCTGCTCGAAAGCCAGACACAGCTTCAGCAGGTCAGTGGCCCACTGCGGGTAGTGCGGCTCGCCGCCGGCGATCGTGTCCTTGTGGTAGTCGTCGATGGCCTGCTGTGCCATCTTGCGTAGTCGCGTTAGTTGCTCTTCCAATTTGGCCTCCCTAGCTTCTCAGTGTCTTGTCATTGACCTGGTGGTTGTTCAGGCAGATCGCCTGTCCGCGTATGACTGCAATGATTCCAGTCCAGCGCACTTTCTCCGCATAGCCAGCTGACCAGGCATGGATGAACTCGTCCCGGATACAGTCGTAGGCGTGCGACTCCCAAGTGCCAGCGCCATGGCGGTGCTCGAAGGCTTCGCGCATCAGTTTGTATTCGTGTTGTTGGGTGGTGGACATCACCTGGACCTCCCATGCGCGATGGGCAGAGGGTCGCGGCCGTCAACGCGTCGAGCGCGGACGGTGTGCGGCTTCGCACCGAATTCGAGCAACGGCACGAACTCGGCGCGGAAATTGAGTAGGACCGTTTTCATGTCGGCTCCCTGTCAAGACCAGCAAGCACGGCTTCCGTGAGCGCACTGCGTTCGCCTTCGGCGCGCAAATCTGACAAATTTGCTGTGTGCATTGACCCGTTGCGCATTTTGACGACGGCAACGTCGCCATTCAGTTCTTCCACCACGCCATTACGCGAACTGAACTTGATCGTTTTTCCTACTTGCCGAACCGAGGTGAAGCTGACTTTTTGGCCGATCGTAAAAATAGCGGTGGTCGTCATGCCGTGGTCTCCTGCTCGAAAGGCTCGATCACGAAATCCTCGACGCCCGTGACGATGGTGATGCCAGCGATGCCGCGCACGGCATCCGGCTCGTTGAGCATCGCTTCCTTGTTAACTTCTTCCTTTGTTCGCACGAAGCGGGCCAGCGTCAGCTTCTTCAGCGTTTCGATGACACTATCGACACCGCGAATCGAAATCGACGGCGGGCGCTGGCGCCACAGCACGTTGCCCGTGATCAGATTCGCCGTCTTGACCTTGCCGCCGTTAGTGAGCTTGTCGCGGTTCGCCTCGCACCACACCTGAACGCCGGTCTGCATCGCAACGAGGCGTTCCTGCTTCGGTGTTATCAGTGCCTGATATTTCTGCGTGATGGCGGCGATTTCGTCGTTCATATCGGCGGACAGGCGTGCGACTTCGCGGCCGATCTCGCCGATCTGGCGGATGGTGGAAGCGGTGTCATCCTGACTTTGCGCTACCCATTGCTGTGCGGCGGCTTTTAATCGTCGTTTGGTGGCCATGTTTTCCCTTATTGCTGAGTCAGTGTTACGAAGGCGGTCAGCGCTTTCACCTGGGCCGGCTTGAGGTCGACCGTGTTGTCATTGGCGGAGATGACGAGATTGCCTGCTTGCCATTCGATAATCTGCAAATCGCCGATCGCCAGAGATGACACGACAGCGTTCTGCGGAATATGCGGTGGCGCCGGTTTTCTAGGCAGCTTGGCAGCCATTGCAGCCCCGGTAGCTGGCGCTGGCGGTCGTGCCTTTTCTGTTTGCGTTGACGCATGCCTGACATTGACCGGCTTGACGCCGGTACCGAGGCGCCAGTTCTTGCCGTCACGGGTGATGCGGCCGCTCTTTACGGCAGGGCCGAGGTACTGCGACGGCGTATATTTCGTTTCCAGTCCCATCGCGTCCCGGAGCTGGTCATCGGTTGCGGTGTCGTGGGCCGTCAGGTAATCGATTGCCATCTGGACCTTGGTACGCCCAGCCGCTTCGGCTTGCTCCACGCCTTTACCTGGTGCGCGCCACGAACTGTTCGGATTGCTGGCTGCCGGCGCTCCAGTCGTCCATCCCAGATAGGCCGGATTGATCGAATAGCCGATGTCTTTCAGGCCATTCGGTGCTTCAACCTTTTCAGCCAGGAGTTGCGTGCTTTGCACCAATTCCCGGAGCACCGTGTTTACTTCATCGATATCGCAGTCGATGGCATCGGCGATCTGTACATTGCGCAGCTTCGGCGTTTTCCGGATCGCTTCCAGAGTTTGTTCTTTTGTTGTTGACATGAGACCTCCCTTAAGTCGGTAGTTCGAGTTGGCCCATCAACTGCGGCAAACCGATGTTTTTAGCCAAGCTGACCAGATTCAGGCTGTGCAGTGCGTGGTGCTGCAGGAACTCGCTCAGACGCATGCGAACATCCTCCGGCCAGCCCGGGAGCGTTGGTCCTTTTTCACGCGACGAATCTGCTTCAGCAGCAGCTTGGCGCCGCCACTGATGAATGTGCGGGTGGTCAGTTCGCTCACTGAATAACCGCCGTTGCCGGCGAGTCGAAGCCGGAAGCCGACATGCCGGTGCAGTACCAGACGGACCGGGCGATAGCGTGGAAAACAATGCACCGGGATCACGGACAGGATCTCGAACTTGCGCCGGCATTTACCTTTGTTTCGGCGTAATGGAATTTTCAGTTTCATGGTGTGCCCCTGAAAAATTCGAATGCAAGGATGGCGGCGACGCTAACGACCGAGACGACGACTAGCCCCCGGAAAATCAGCGTGTCTTCCGGCTCCGGCCGCTCCGGCAGCCGACCGAACTGGTGCAGGTAGTGCAGATGCGCCTGCGCCCGGGCACGGCTGGCCCAGTAGCGGCAGATGCCGCGAATGCGCTGGACCCGGCGCCGCAGGCGCCAGTACGTCAGCTCGAAATCGATGTGCGGCAATGGCATATCAGGCTCCTTTCGGCCGGTATTCGTGGGCTTTGCAAGTGGAACTCATGAGGACGAAACAGCCGAGCAGCGTGCAGGTGCGATCGATGCGATTTTTTGCTTCGTTGCGCTCGCCCTTTTCAAACCGGCAGTTGCCGCAGATCGGCATCTTTGGCTTGAATTCGGCGCTGGCTTTGCGGCCGTCGATCGTGCTCATAGCAATTCCTCCGCTTCGACGATGGTGGCGCAGGCGTTGAAGTACTTCGCCTTCGTGACTCTGTCGATCGGCTGGTAGCCGGCGATCACTTCCTTCAGCGCACCGAGCAGTTTTTCTGCCATCTCGACAAGCTGCAGCGCGTCGGCATACACCAGCGGCCCTTGGACCGGCTCGCGCTCGCCGCTGACGTACTGCTCAAGCATGTTCTTTGTTTTCACTGTTCCTCCGATTGTTTGGGCAGGTGCGGCATGCCTTGTAGAGTTGCACCCTGAGTGGATTGGTGGCGGAAAACTTCGCGCCGGCATGGTCCTGGCAGTCGCGGCTGTTGATCTCGCCGAGCACGGGGCAGAACACGACCTGTTTCATGAACTCGCCGCGCACGCGGGTTTCAAGCCGGCTTAAATTGCCCTGATAGGCATTTTTCAGCGCCTGGTTGACCATTGCGGCCGACACGCCGAGGATCTTGGCTGCGGCGCTCTGATTGATGCGATCGCATTCGTCGGCCAACACCACGATCCAGTCTGGCGGCGCCGCGTTCCAGGCGCGTGTTGCGGCTTCTCGATTGAGATGGCTCATTGCTCGATCTCCCTCGGGTCGGGCGCGTAGACCACCTTGCCGATGTTCTGGTCGTACACCTGCTTGATGCCCTGGATCATCGGCGGCTTGGGGCCGGTGTTCTTGCTGCGGACGAAGGTGTAGATCGTCTTGCTGCCGGCACGCGGTTCGCCTTTCTTGATCGGATGCAGGTAACCCGCCTTGGCAAGGAACTGCGCATAGCCGCGTGCCTCGTTTTCCTTCACCGGGTGTTCGTCGGTGCTGGCGTGCAGCGCCAGCTCGGTGGTCGTGAACTGCCGCAGGATCTTCATCGTGCGCCAGAGCTGCTCCCGGCCGATGCCTTTGGTCGACGGTGTGCCGTCGTTCAAAAGACGCGGTGCTTCGACGCCGGTATCCCTGGCGAGCACGTAACGTGCTTCCGACTGCTTGCCTTTTTTCTCGGCGTCATCCAGTTGGATGTAGCCGGCGCGTTCCAGCGCCTTCGCATAGGTGCGTAGCGCTTCATGCTCGACCTTGGAACGGCGCGACAGCTCGGACAGCGTGAAGCTCTTCAGCACGCGGATCGCTGCCCATACGCGTTCTCGGGGCGAGAGTGCGCCGCGCGCCTCAAGATGAATGGGCTTGCGCATCAGATCCTCCGCGCCGGTGCGTCGCCGGTGTACAGCGGCCGCTTGCCCCAAACGTCGAGGCTGACGCTCTTCCAGCCGTTGACGCTGGCTTCGTGTCGGATGCGGTCGATGTTGACGCACAGCCGTCGAACGGCGCCCTTGGAAATCTCCAGAAGCTTGTGCTGCAGATCGTCGGCGATGGTGAGGCCGGGCGCGTAGAGCCGCAGCAGCAACTTGACATCGCTGGCGTCGGCCGGTTGCGCCGGCGTCCATTCCAGGATGCGGTTGTGGAAGCGTTCCCACTTGAGCAGCTTGTTGGGGAACATCTCTTCACCGATCATCAGGATCGTGGCCTTGCTGGACTCGTAGATGTCGCGCACGATCTCGACGGCGTTCTTGTCGACGATGTGGTCCATCTCGTCCAGGATCAGCGGCCGGCCGGACAGCATCAGTTGCTCGGCAATCTGGTCGGTCAGTTCATAGATTGTCTTGGCCGGGACGATGCCGAGTTCCTTGGCGATCGCCAGCAGCAGGGCTTTCTTGGTGAAGCTGCTGCGGCATTCGACGTAGGCGGCGCGCGTCTTGTTGGCGGCGTAGCTGGCGGCCATGCTCTTGCCCCAACCGGACGGACCGTACATCGCGACCATGCCGGGCAGGTGCGGCGCACGGTTCATGGCTCGGTTGAGCGTGTCGAGGCACAGCGCGACGTTTTTCAACGGCGCGATGGTCGGCGGGTTGCCGATTTTTTCGGTGTGGTTCATACTTGTAGCGCTCCCTTTCTCATTCCCTGGGTTTTGGAGTGCCCACCGTTGGCGCGGTGGGTTTTCTTTTCAGGCCCCGCCGATCGTCTGTTCGGGGCTTTCAAACTCTTTGTAAAAGTCGTTCATCAGCGTCCATTCGCTGGTGGTCTTGTAGTGTTCGTACCAGCGCCTGTCTTCCAGCGTCACCAGCTGCTCGCTGTCGATGTAGCCGGCAATGCGCTGCCAGCGCTCGTAGCGGCTGGTCGGGTTGTCGATCTGGACCACGGCACTTTCCCGGCTCGATTCGAATTCGGCCATCAGGCGCTCGCGCGCGGCGGCGATCTCGTCGGAAACTTCGCTCGATTGCAGTTCGCCGGCGCGGGCGGCAATGCCGGCTTGGGCCAGCCCTTCGGGGCTGTGTCTGGCCGCTGGCTGCGGCAGCATGGCGACGTTCGATATTTGTTCCGCGCGTGACTGCAGGATTTCGGCGGCGATATCGCGGGTGTTGACGCGCTTGGCGATGTCCTTTAGCGCCTGTTTTCCTTCTTTGATGACGGCCTTCTGGCGCGCCTTGCGCATCGATGCGACTTCCTGGTGACTGATGCCGACGCGGGCCGGGTCGAATGCCTTGCAGATGAATTCGCCGTCGAGGCTGAACAGGTAGACGAAGCCGTAGTCGTGTTCGTCCTGCAGCGCGCGTACCTTGTTGCCTTCCAGCCCGCCGAGCGCGGCGTGGTTGTACAGACCGCCGCCGATGCGCACGCCTTTCTTGGTGATGGTCGGTGTGGCGTTGTCGGCCGGCTGGGCCAGCAGCACGTCGAGTGCGCGTTCATCGTCGATGCGGTGGATCTCGCCGCGATACGCGGCGGCGACCTGGAACGGCGTCTTCTTGCCGAGGCCGCTGTGCTCGTCGTGGTGGTAGATGGTTTCGGTCCACTGATCGCAGAACTCCTGCAGCTGCTGCGCAGTCATGCGCAGCTCGACCGTTTCGCCGGTTTTCATCATGCGCTGCGCGAATGAGCGGCGCGCTTCGATATCCTTGCGGTCGGCGACGCTGTGGCCGATGAAGCCGGGGCACAATTCGAGCAGTGCATGGCTGAAGGTGCCGAGCGAGCGTTCGATGTGCGGCTTTTGCTGCGGCGAAAATGGGTCGCAGACGTCCTGCTCGATCTGCATGCCGGCGTAGATGGCCTTGAGCTGGTTGCCGGCGTAGTCCTGGCCGTTGTCATGTTTGATGACTTCATTGACGCCCCAGTCGAGCCAGGCACGGCGCAGCACGGCGGCGATCGCACTTTGCTTGCTGGTGCGCGACACCTGCAGCTTGAGGCGCCGGCTGAACACGTCGATGACGCCGATGATGGCGTGGCGCTTGCCGTCGGCCAGCAGGAGGTCGGCCGGCGTGGAGTCGGCTTCCCATACCTGGTTGAGGCGGACGATATGTTCGGATGCACTGCCGGCTGCGGACATGTAGCGATTGCGCCATTTGTCCGGATTAGTGACGGCGGTGTAGAGCTGCGCGTTTTCAGCCTTCCAGGCGGCGATGAAGCGCTGAATCGAGCGCTCCGACGGCAGGCGGATATCGTCACGCTGGCCGAAGCGGGCTTGCAGTCCGTTTTTGACGTGTTCGCAGCTGGCGTGCGGGTATTCGTGCAGCATGGCGAGCACGAATTCCTTTACGTCCTTTTGCGTGCCGATCTTGGACTCGCCCTTGCGGTTGCCGTAGTTGCCAGCCAGGCGTGTAACGCCGTGCGTCTTCAGTTCGATGCGCTTGCGGCGCAGGGTGGCGGCGCTAGTGGTCGGCACGATCGCGCGCACTTCGTCCAGCACCTCGATTTCGCGCTTGTTGTAGGCGGCGCAGAACGCATACATCGCGGGCAGGTCGGCGTAGCCGCAGGCGCGCTGGAATATCTCGAAGGAGCCGATCAGGTTGAGCCAGGCGGAGGTGCGGGCATGCTCGGTCGCGCTCAGCCTGGTGAGGTTTTTCAGCGATTGAATGCGGGCGTTCGCTGCTGCCTTGTCTTCTACCTTCTCCTGCAGGGCGACGGTCGCGGCCGCTACTTTTCCGGCGATCGCGGCGGTCGATGTGTGCTGGGTGGCGAGCGCATGGCGGGTTTCGCCTGGTAGCGACTTGACGCTGTACTCGACGCCGCCGCCGCGCCCTTGGCGCTGGCGGTGTGTCCAGCAGGCGCGCTTGGCCAGTCGGTTGATTCCCTGGACAGTGACTGGCATGCCCGGGAGACCGGTCAGATCGGAAGCCGCGAACCATTCGTTCATCGGTCGTTCCTCCCCAGATACTGCTTGAGGCGTGCTTCGCGGTCGGACAGTGCGCTTTTCTCGCGCTGGATGCGGCCCAGCTCGGCCAGCAGCGCTTCTTCGCCGATCAGAAATTTCCCGCCGCGCTTGGCTGAAATCAGGTTGGTTAAGGCATAAGATTCAGTAGCGACCTCGATCGCGACGACGTATTGCGTCGGGAGGTTGTACTCGGAGCGGGATTCCGCCGTATAGGCGTCAAGCATGTTCTTGCTGACTTCGCGGCCGACCAGCCGGCTGACCTCCGCTGCCACTTGGTAACGGTCTTTCGGGCAGCGCTTGAGCATGTCGGACAGTGCGTGCCGGATCTGTGTGTCCATGTCCAGACTGCCGCCGAGCAGATCGGGAGCGGCCGGAATTTCGAACATATCGGCGGTAAGCAGGTCTTTGCTACTGCGGGCGCGCATGTTTATTTGGCCCCCATGACATTTACATTGCGCGCATCCATGCGGCTGCTATCATTCTTTCTACGCGGCACGCCAGGCATCCATGTGGGGTTACCGCGCTTCCCTTTGGGTGTGCCGTCAGGGTTGTAGCGTGTTGGCCAGATCTCGGAAGGGTGTTTGCCGATCGCATCGGCGATTCGTTTTTCGGCTTTTGGATAAGGCTTATAGAGAGCAATGGAAACAGACCCGTGTACCAGATCGTGATGGCGCGCAAGAGAGCGTAGGCTCCAGCCTGCTTTTTCAAGCGCAGCCTTGATATCGGCTTTGTGCCAGTCCTGTTGGGCTGGTTTTTTTGGGGCGTCTTGTTTAACCATTTGGGTATCTTATACACCCACTTGGGTTTATACAAGTGCCTATCGGGAATATTTTTCGCCGGTTCAACTTGGTTAAAGTAACCGATCGGGTGTTTATTGTTGTTATATGGAAAAACTTCAATGAAATCAAAAACTTCGCCGAAGGGTGGGGATGTTGTTGGCGGTTCAACTTCCGGTTCAGGTTTGGTGATCGAAGTTGAACCGGAGTCGTCTTTCGCGGTGGGAAGGCGTTTGGCGGAGGCCAGAGGTCGGAAAACGCAGGAGGAACTTGCCCAGGAGCTGGGTGTTCACAAGAACACGCTGGCCCGTTATGAACGCGGTGACCGCATTCCAGATACCGATTTCGTCCTGGCCTTCTGTACCAAGCTTCGAATCAGCCCGAACTGGCTGCTGCTAGGTGCAGAGCCAAAATTGCTGCCAGATGTCATCGAGCAGCCGATGCCGCCCTATGCAAAACATGACTTGGCCAAGGCAACGCCAGAGGACATCCTGTCGCGGTTCGTCTTGATCCCTGTGTATGACGTGCGAGCGGCCGCTGGCTATGGCGGCTTGGTCGAGGACAAGGAACCGATTGACTGGTGGGCGTATAGTCGCGAGTGGCTGGATAGGGAGGTACGTGTTCCATACCACCGGCTGGCGATCATTTATATCGCTGGCAACAGCATGGAGCCGGATCTGCATGACGGCGATCCGGCGATGGTGGACCGGGGCGATACCGAGGTGCTACGTGAGGGTGTGTACGTGTTTTCGCTTGATGGACACGTCTTCGTGAAGCAGATCAGCCTGGATGGCGCGCGCTTGGTGATTGAAAGCCGGAATAAGGATGGGCATCCGACACTGGAGTTAAGCCGACTGCGTGAAGACATCAGCTTCCGCGTGGCCGCCCGGGTGATCGGCAGTCCGTGTTTCCATCGCCTCTGATTTCAAACCATCTGACAGGCCGCGACAAGCTGATTCAAACCAAGTGTCGCGGCAGGTTCAAGTTCCCCGCAGCACCTTTGCCTGCCTTCAATGGCCTTATATACTGATTTATAAGGCTTTTCCCACATAACCCCGCATCATCCCGCCATTTCCCGGTCTTTCATACTATCTGTCGGGTCACATTATCCGGGATAAAGAATATCTCCACGCGCGCACGATAATCTGTGCAAGCAAATACTCTGAACCGCACAACGACACAATCAAACTCTCATCATATGGCATCGCTGACAGAGCGCAATGAAACGGAATGCGCCAATGGATACGATGGCACGATGGTAACGGCGAGGAGAAGCACATGACATTCGAGCAGAGCTGGCGCACTGAATACTACCGGGGCATGGATGTCCACGTTTCGGCCTTGCCCCGCAACGCCAAACATACCTCATGGGATTACACGGTGCGCGTGACCCAGCCAGGCGAGGATGCCGGCAGCGAAAGCGAGTTGACCACGCAATCCGGTGACGACGCCGACTTCGGTTCGGAAGAAGCCGCCGTTGAGGCGGCGTTTTTGAAGGGATACTCGATGGTTGACGGTTTGCTGGACTGAAGTTCACGTATTCGCAGCCACCGGGCTCGATTTGTTATGTCAGATCGAGCAAGTGACAACTTTTATTCTTTAATGAAAGATGAAGAGCCAGCATTGATGGTGCCGCCCCTTGGAGCTTAATCAGAAAAAGTACGGTTGCCGGTTCGAAGTGAGATACTTTCATGCTCATTCGGCCTGATTCTCATCCCACTGCCAAATGTTGAGCCCATAGTCAGCACGCACGACCGCCATGATCTCGCCTTCCTTGAAATGGCGGCGTGAATTCTGTAGCGCGGGAGTGAACCAGTAACCGGTACGCGGGCACGGTTGATTGGCTTCGACGCGTCCGTTTTCTGGTATGGCGGGAGACGATGACAGCGATGCATGCGCGCGCGCGTAATCGACCAGATCCTTCGGATAGACCAGATGATCGCGGTAGCTGGTATCGTCGATATCCCACAGATAGGTCACCAGCGCCGCTTCAAAGCACCAGTAGCCGAAATAGGAAGAGCCTTCCTTGTCGGTATGCGTGCCGTACCAGTAGCACGGCTTCATGTTCTTGTACCAGTTCTCGACGAATTCCTTGACCAGGGCGGGGCGGTCGGCGGGATCGAGAACCGTCGCTTTCGCGAGCGGACGATAAGCGTCGGGATGAAGCAAGACGCGCTCGACGGATTCCTTAGTGCCGGTAAGTTTTTCGACGATGGATTCAAACAGGCCGTCGCGGCCACGATTGAATTCGGCGTTTTCATCGATCCATTTCATTACCGTTGGGATGAGTTCTCCATGCCCAAGCAATTTGCACAGCGCTAGAAGCCACAGCACATACACATAGGCTTCCAGTTGGGTTATTTCGAGACTCTTGGCTTCATTTGGTGGAGGGGTGTCAAAAGGGATGTAGTCATCGAACGCTTGGATTACGGCAGGTAGTTCGTTGTGCAATTCGGTTAGTGGACGACCACCGGTGTAATTGAGCAGGAGTAACTCTAATTTGCTAGAGGCAATGCGCCATTTAAATGATGAAACGGCGGCAGGTGTTAACGATTCTTCGTTAATTAAACCATCCTCTCTTTTTTTTATTGCATAAGCCAGATCTTTGATGAATTCCTCATAGTGATTTTTATCCAGAAATTTTTGTCTACGCTCATCCTTAAATGCCATCTATCTCTCCTAATACTCTGCACTACTGCTCTTACTTGTTCGCTGTTTGTGGAGTTTGGCAGGAACGCTATCCAGATCCATTCCTGCTACCACTACGTCGATCAAAACATATAACTTTGTGATTTGACTATCGCCAATTGGCCCCGGTAAGCAGAGAAACATCCACCGAGCATAGCCATGTTTTTCAATTTCATACGCTAAATCCTCTTGTTTTCTTTTATTCTTTGGATGTTCTCGTTTCAATGCCTGCGGAATTCTTGCTTCAGTCCACTTCGTTCCCATTTGCGCGCCATCACAAGTTCTTCCCAAAGCCCCCTTTGCCGCCTTGGTCATCCCAGCCGTATCGTTCTGCTCAAACGTCTTCGAAATGTGCTTGGCCTCCCATACTACAAAACGGGGGTAAATATTCTGGTGCGGTTTGCCGGTGAAATCATACTGGCTACCCGGTGGCTTATGCCCCTCCGGAATGAAGATCAACTTGCCCGGTTTCGGCTGTTGCACCACGGCCGGTAATGGATTCGGCTGGCCATACGGCATCCGCTTTTCGAACAGGCCGTCGAGCCCTCGTCCTTTTGGTGGGTCCACCAGCCGCTGGTATTGCAGGTTTTGCTCCATCAGGACATAGCCGTCATCCTCGCATTGCGTGCCGTTCTTTTTGTTGACCTCGGTTTGTGCCTGGCAAGAATTGTCGGTCGTATTGACCATTGTTTCGGTTTTGGTCTCGCTGAGCGGGATGCCAACCGTCTTTGCCTTGGCTAACGTTTCTTGCTGCTGCTTGACGTACTGGTATTCCTTATCCTGCTGCTTCCTTTTTTCTTCGTCTCGCTTTTTATAAAACTCGTCGATTTCTTTCTGGGATTCGGGGGTAGGCGTATCACCCGGAATCGACAGGACAGCGGCGATGATAAGAATGTCCGCCCAACTGATGGCCCGCAACGCAGTCAATATCCGGGTACCGGCGCCTGCAGGAGGAGCAGGCTCCGCCGGCGGCACAAGGTGCAGTTCTGGTTTGGGGCGCGGGAATGTCGGATCGTTTGCCGCGCCGCCGCCGGGAGCATCGATCTGGGTCGGCTCGTAGGCGGGACTCGCTTGCGCAAGGACGATTGTGTTTTCCCGCTCCCATTCGGTATTCAAGTGGTTCGCTTCGGTTTGCAGTACCTGCGTCAATGCCGTGCATTTCGCTAATGCGCGGCTTTTGATGGCGCTGCCATTGGCCTCGACGAACGCCTTGACCGAGCCATAGCCGGTATGGTGGAAGTACGCCTCGACTTCACTTGCAGGACGCAGATCGGCCAGCATGCCAGCCAGGGTTTTGGCACGAGTATAGGTCGGCATCAAGCCGCCCAGAAAGAACGAAAGCGCATCCGAAATCAGGGTGCGCTCCTTGCCTACTTGGATCTGCATCAGCAGATCCTGCGTGAATTCGGCAATGTCGTTCGCATGCGCTTGCTCGCGCCCCGGCATCAGGCTGAGCCATTGCCCGACAACCGCCGCGCCGCTGCGCTGCGCAACGACAAACTCGCTCGTGAAATAAGTGGACAGGAAGCGTTCCACGGCACGGATCGCGGTTTCCACTGCAAACGATTCTTGCAATGTGCGAACCGGCGTAATGGGAATGATTGTTTGCTTGACGCTCATTGGTTCACCATGTTTGTTATCAGCGCCAACGCCGCGTCACGGGAGGCGGCGGCATCCTGATGCGGATTTGTGTATTCGGTTTCGGGCTTCCAGGTACGTTCGTCGTCTTGCAAGGACACTTTCACGCTGCCATAGGGAACGGCTTCATGACGGGCAAATCCATTCGCATCGAGCTTGCCGGTGATGACTGCCCCGTCTTCAAATGTCAGTTTGTACGGCGCTCCTTTCATTGGCTCCAGATCGTCGTAGTGATGGTTCAATTCGATCCAGTTGTTTTGGTTCTGTGGAGTGGGCAGCACCGGCAACTGTGCCGCGTTGCTTCCCCCTCCCAGGAAAGCATGGCCGCCCCCCTTGACCGACACGCTGGCCGGGCAATGGATATCGATATTGCCCCCGGCCAGCCGCACATAGCCGCCGCCTGACGCCAGCAGCACTTCCTGCTTCGCCTGCACCCGGATGCTGCCGTTCGACGACGTCAGCGTCATCGCCTGCTCGGCGATCAGATCCATCGGCCCGGTATGCGCACGCAGCGACACCGGCTCCTTGGCCGCGATCAGCTTCGCGCCGCCGGCATGCGTAAACAATGACGTGCTCTTCGCACTGACCATCGTTGCCGCCTGGCCCGCCGTCATCCGCAATGCAGTCGCCGCTGTCAGCGTCATGTCCTGGCCGGCGAACAGTACGCTGGACGCCGGTGTCGCCGTCGCCATACTGGCCGCGCTATCAAACAGCGCCGCTGGCTGCTCGAACCTCGGCGCCTGTTGGCCGTCGGCGCTGTCCCTGCCGTCGATCGCCTTGCGCAAGGCCTGCATGCCGTGCGGTGTCGACAATGCGGCAGCCTGATGCTGTAATGCGGCGTCCGACAAGGCGCCGGCGAGCGCGCCGGCCGATTGCAATTTGCCCTGCGCTTCCCGTGTATCGAGCTGGGTCGATATCGCAGCGTTGCGCTGCGCAGTCGACACGAACATGCCGCGCGCCGCGCGTAGCGTGC